AATGGCATATCCTCATTGGATAAAAATGCCACATTCATTTGGTTTTTTTGCGAATAGGCGGCCACGTTTTTTGGGTTGACGCGTACCGTTTCACCTGTGACTAGCTCTTTAAGCTCGTTTTTAATATTCCATTTGTCTGCACTGGTTGCTACTTCTTCAGCCAATATGAATAATTTACTATCTGCCCAATCCGCATTGAATTTGTCTTCAATGCCACGGTTGCCAATAACAGTGGAATAACGCCCATAAATGCTGGCCAATATTCTAAAAATGAGGGATTTACCTGTACCCTGTGGGCCATGCAGAATGATGGCACTGCCCATTTTTGCGCCTGCATTTTGTAATGGGTAGGCCATCCATTTGATAATCCACCACAACACATCATCTGCATTTTTTTCTTTACTGCATAAATGCTCTAAGGTGGCTAATATCTTGGTGCATTCACCTTGTTTTGGTGTCATCTCCCAGCCTGTCCACGTATTCAGTTTTACTTTTTTATCTTTCTCGCTTGGGTCAAAGCCAATTTCATCAAGGTAATAAGCCCCGCGTGATTGCCATTCGTAATGACGCTTAACATCATCACCACGAATGCCAGCCGCTAACACTGCCAGCATTTGCTTTTGCTTCACAATCTTGCGTGTCCACTTATCAAACACATAATCCCCCGTGCCGTCATCCAGTGGCACAAACCGCGCAACCGCGTCACCTAACTCCATGACTGAAACGGCATCACGGCGCTTATACGCACCCCCTCCCCCCTCACTGGCAATCACCGCCACAGGCGTTGATTGCGAGCCCCAGCCAAGTTGTTGGATGCGGTCATTAATTTGCACCGTAACGGTGCTAACTGTGCCGGTGGCATAACTTGCTAGATCGTTAAAGTCGGTGAGCTTTTTGCCCTCACGATCTGCTTCAAAAATTGGTTTTACCCATGCACCGTTTACTGCAAGCGCTGCATTTTCTGCGGCTTTAACGCCAGGGTTGCTGCCTGTTTCTTTTTCGGTGAGGTAGTCATCATCTGCACACACTAAAATTTTGGTGCGTGGGTATTTTTTATGCAGGGCAAGTGCTACTGGTAACAGGTTGCCAGCATCAAACGCCACGGCAACGGGTAAATCTGTGGCTTCATGCAGGGTGGCTGCAGTGGCATAACCCTCGGCAATGAGCAGCACTTCTTTTGGTGAGCCAATTAAATGAAAGTGGCCTTTTTTATCTAAGCCTTTAGGCCAGTATTCTTTCTCTAATTTGTTGCCACGGTCTTTGCCGCGAATGATCTGCAAGCCCCAGAACTTTGAACCGGTATCTTGCATAGGGATAGCAACCGTACCATTGCCACTGGGGGCAAATGTTAAGCCATAGGCTTTAACACCTTTACGTTTTAGGTAGCTGCTTTCGCCTTCAACTACATATTTTGACCAGGCAAAGCTAGCTTCTTTAGCGGCTTTGTCTGCAGTAAACGCACGCTGTGCTTCTGCTTTCTTTTTGGCTTCTTTATGCTGCGCTGATATGGCAGCCAGTTGGTCTTTATTAAGCGTGATGCCTTTGCCTGGTGCAATCTTTTCAGTGAAAGAATCACCGCCAAAGAAATATCCAAAGCTGCCAATCAATGCGCTTTCGCCATTGTCTAATGTGATTGCGTGGACTATGTACCAGCCTTTTTGGGTATGGCCTTCACGCTTAACGCGCATCATCTTGCCAACATCAATCCCACTTATCATAAAATCATGTGAGATTAAGGTGCTAACCACCTCATCGTAATTGCGCCAAGTACTCATCGCGCTGTACTCATTGCCTTGTTAAACTGCTTTGTGAATTCACCGTTAAAATCACGCGATATTATTTTGCGTGCAATGGCATCAAAGTTAATGCGCTGTTGGTAGCGCGGGCTTGATATAACAATCAATATCGGTTTAACCGCACTGCCTTGTGCAAAGTTAATCCGCTGCCAAACACCGCGTTTTAATTTTCCACCGCGTGACCAAAAATAACCAGCAACGGCACGCTTTGATTTACTGCGTGCGCTGCCTGTTCTATATGATGCAGCATCAGGGCCAGCGCGTAATTGACTAAGCACTTGCTGAATTTGCCCTTTTGAAATATTGCCGTAAGCGTCTAGCTTTGCACCCTGACCAGGTGCAACATATTCTGTGCGGCCAATGTAACCCGCATTTTGTAGCCAATACTCAAGGCGTGATCTGACACGCGCACCACCACTAAACTCATGAATCAGCGATTCAGCCAGTGGCTTTGATTTACCTAACATGTCATCTTTAATTTTTATCATTGCTGATAAGCGGTTTACTCTTGCGTATTGAATGCGCGTTGACTTCAAAACGTATGGCGTTGGTCTATCAAACTTGGTTTTCATTTCTGAGATCACTACGCGCTGCACACTTTCTGCCATGACGTTAAGCGTTTCTTTTGTCGCGTAAGGGATTTGTTTTTTAAAGCGCTGATCTAGGTTTTTAATGACCTGATTAAAATTTGTTTTTATGTTAATTTGCATCATCTACACCCAAAGTTAAGTTAAAAATAAAATCCATCTCAGTAAATCCATCTGCCAAAATTTCAGTAACTTTCCTCAGCAAATCCTAGCGCTATATCGCCCCTCGCATTACCCGTGACAATTAGTGTCAGGTAGTACCTTTTGCCCGCCATCATCTTGGTTGTGCTTGCTTTCATATTCATGTGATGCTTCGCCTTATAATCCAGTGAGGGGTGCGGGGTTTATTTACTTTTAATTCTTTTCTTCCAGTCATCTCGGCATTCAGCATCACAAAAAATCTTGGGTGCTGGTATCTCGGCAACGCAGTTATGACATATGCCGCTATGTATCAACTCACGGTTACGGCTTCTTATTGTTCTTAGTGCAATGTCACGTTCTTGCTCTTCACGTACGGTTGCTTGATCGTATATATCCATGCTGATTACTCTTTATCAATTGGGCTAACTTTGGTACTAACATTGCCTTGCTCTTCATGCCATAGTTGACGCTGAGCAACACGTAACCTTTCAGCAACGATAAGAGAGCGAATATATGACGATCTTGATAACCCATGAGCCGATGCACTTTGCATTACCCAAAGCTTCTCATCGGCAGTTAATCCAACCTTCTCAATCTCATCATGGTTATGTAGTTCTGACATCATGGTTTGTTATCCTTAGTTGGTTAGTAAATCCACCCATTGCGGTTAAAAACCCCATACAGCCGCTAAGCTGTATGGGTGTACCACTAAGGATGTATGCAAAACAACTTATAGTCATAGCCTTGATTACATTCTTGTTTGCACTTGGCTTACATGCAAACCCCGATCAGGCACGGGTATTGTTTATTTGTTATTTGCCACCATATTAAAAACATCGGGGCGACTTAATTGCAAAACCCTACGCCAAGCATCAGGGATTCCGCGAGTACGCCAACCTGATACAACGGCTGGAATGGTAGGCGCACAAAGCTCTGCAACCTTTTTGTTGCCACCTAATGCGTCAATTAGTTTTGAGTCGTTATTCATAATGTAGCTAATATTAGCTTGTGCTAATTAAAAATGCAATAGCAAATGTTAATTTTAATTAGCATTATTTTATGAGAGGATTAATACATGAATATGCAAGACAACAGAGTAAGAAACTTAAAGCGCTTTATAGAGAGCCACGGCAACGCGGCTGAAGTGGCGCGTAAGTTTGACGGCATAGATGCCTCTTATTTAAGCCAACTATTAAATAGGCATAGAAACTTTGGCGAACGATCCGCACGCAACATAGAGGAACTGTGTGGGCTTGAGAACGGTTACTTTGATGTGTTTATGGTTGAATCACCCGTGACCACTTACCAAGTTACAGACCGTGCAACAGATTTGCTACAACAACTACTGGATGAAACCAAAGCCAATACCAAAGCCATACAATCACTAGAAAATACGATTAAATTGAAAGGATAGGTAAATGATCCCATTCATTGGCTTAATGATAGGCGCATACATTATTACGCGCATGGTTGAAACCATTATTAATAAAGAAACGCATGGCGCTGTGGCAATTTGCGCCTTTATTACTATCATTATTGTGTTGTTTTGCTTGGCTGGCCTTTTATTTAGCAATGTAAAAATTCCACTTGATTTACCAGCCGTGCCACGATTGCAAGGCATACCAGGCCAATAAAACCTAGCATTTATCTATAAACCCGCTTATGCGGGTTTTTTTACGTCTAAATAAATTAGCAAATAATTAGCATTAGCTATTGACATGCTAAATTAGCTTTTGCTAATATATCTAAAACACTCACACATAGGGGTTTGAAAATGACACAAAGCACATTAGCACTTGAGGCCGCATTTAGGCGCACAAAGCTACCTGAGCAGGGTTATACATTTCAAGCAGCAATTAACTGTGTGGCGTTAAAAATTTGCATTGAGCGATTAGCAGTCATTGATCAGCGCAAATTAGAAATTAACCAAAAGCCCACCTACTGGTGGGATAAATTCTAAGGTGAATATGATGAACACTATTAAATTTGAATCAATCCCTAATGAAGCAGCGCTACTTGAAATAGCACAATTAGCGGCCGCCAGACACTTACACCTCATTACCAATGGTAAGCGCTCAGTATTATGCTCAGTGGTGCCTAGTGGCTGGCAATTAATGCCAGTAATGATTAAGAAAGCGGCTTAATTATGTGCGAGATCATTTTATTTTTAGCGCTTTCAGGTTTGTTTTTCTTTTTTGGCTACTTAGCTAGCTGGATTACCCACGGCAAATTAATTAAACGCATTAAAAATACACTGTATTACATTAAATGCGGCCATCAGCCAGTAAGGGCATGGCGTTATGCAGGTATTACGCTATGAGCGCCCTACTCATTTTTATTAGCACCTTTGTATTGGTATTTGCGCTTGGTTTTCAATCACTCAATGTAAATAACGGCCATTACAAAGCGGCGTTTTTAACCAGCTTTGCTATTGCTGCAGCCAACATCATTTTATTTAAAACAATTCCCCAGGCTGATTGGTTAGAGATTTGCGCTTACCTAGTAGCTGGCCCATTAGCCATAACTGCCAGCATGTATGCGCATGAAAGGTTTATGAATAAATGACTAAGAGCCTCAATAAAATAGCCAAGCGGGTAAATTGGACAGCTGAAATGGATGCTGAACTGACCTTAATTTACCCTGACATTAAGTCTGAACTTGTGGCAGAAAAGCTGGGCATTAGCCTTACCGCAGTTTATGGCAGGGCCTATAAATTTGGCTTAAAAAAATCTGCTCAATTTATGAATAGCCCAGCCGCTTGCCGATTAAGGCGTGGTGATGAGGTAGGCAAGCAGTTTAGATTTAAGCCTGGCCATGTATCACACAATAAAGGCGTAAAAGGCATTAGTTACCCTGGCATGGTAGATACGCAATTTAAGCCAGGTTCTCGCCCTGTTAATACTAAGCCAGTAGGCTATATACGCACCACTCACGATGGCTATTTAGAAATGAAAATGGCTGAGGGGATTAGGCAGTGGCGATTATTACATCGGGTTATTTGGCAGCGCCTTAATGGCAAGATTGCTAGCGACCTAATAGTGACGTTTATTGATGGCAATAGTAAAAATATAAAAATTACTAATTTAACGCTAATCAGTAAAAAAGAAAATGCGCTACGTAATAGCTGCCACAACTACGGTAAAGAGATTGCCCAGTTATATCAACTTAAAGGCGCAATAACCCGCCAAATTAATAAAAGGAATGCAAAAAATGAACGACATATCAGCGCTTAGGGGTCATTTGTTTAATACGCTACAGGCTTTACAAGATAAAGAAAATCCTATGGATATAGAGCGTGCAAAAGCTGTCTGCCAAGTAGGCTCAGTCATTATTGATAGCGCCAAGGCTGAGATTGATTTTGCTAAAGTGAATGGCAGCGTCGATACGCAGTTTTTTAATAAGCCTCATCAAATCGGTTTTTCTGCGACTGTGACTGATCTAGAAAATCATAAGCCGGCACCAACACCATTAAATAAATTTGATACGCCTACAGGCAAGGTATCAATTAAAGATAATGTGCTTACGCACAGAATGCGGTAATCGAAATGAACCGCAGTCAACGCAGACAAGCAGAACGTGACATTAAGCGCGGCATCATGCGCCACGACAAAATAATACCATTACCTGCCCTACTAGATGAGTTTACTGTCTTTGATATGCCACAAAGCATATTAGACCAGCTAGCCAATGGTGCAGTTGATAGCGTTAATGATGAGCCAGTATTTCGTGATAACAGTGGCGTACTTTGTGCAGTAGTTCCGGCTTTTGAGGGCTGGATATTCACCTGGCAAAAAATACAAGAAAAGCAATATGAAAGCTTTGATCTAGAGCCGTTACAAATTATCTGCAACCGGCTTAAATACGATATGAAATTAACTAGCCTGCATATTGAAATGGCACAAGAGGCTTTAGATCGTTGCCGTACTTACTTTAGATCAGGTAATCGTCAAGACATCGCCAGTATCGCCAGAACAGCACAAATTCAAATGATGATAGGCCATTGATATGTCAACCCTAGATCACATGATTGTTAATTCTTTAAAAATTGCCTGTGTTTTTTTCATTATTTATTTAGTTTTTTGGGTAATTTTTGGGGAGTAATTATGGCCTGCAATAAAGAGTGTAATCAAGGTAGAGCATGTAACTGTACTAGAGAAAGTGATGCGGTTGTTGTAATAAGCGTATTGCTGTGCCTATGTGTAATAGCCATTTTTTATGGCCTATATAAATTATTAAGCTAAGGATCGATGATGAATCAAAGTCAACAAGCCTTATATGACGTTATTAGTATTAGTTTAGCTTTAATGATGTGTGTGATGTTATTTGGCAAGGCTTGGGATAGTTACTACCCAAGTGCAACAAAAGTAGCGTGTGCAGTAGAGGTTCAATATCAGCAAGCCAGGGTTACTTATATTGGCACTGGCACCATTTATAATTAAAGGGGTTAACATGAAATTAATGACAGCAGTTTTTTTAGGTACTTATTGCTTATCAGCTAATGCAGATACACCATGTGATGAGTGGGCGAACTTTACTAAGATTATTACTTACCGATTTCGCGATACAGGTAAAACTGAGAAAGAGGTTAAAAATGAGCTTATACGTACCATGGGTGATAACGCAGAGATTGACCAGGCATTAGGCTGGGTAGGTTATACCTTTGCAAACCCAAAATTAAATCCTGTGCAGATATGGGAAGGCGTCTATCTCGCTTGCTCAAGTAAACCTACTTTATAAAAAATAAACCTGTTCACGTCACGTGAACAGTTTAAAAATTAATATAAATCTACACTATTAGTTTAGTTTTGAAATTAAAAGTGTTACCGATAGGGGTTATATGAAAAATAGCTATACCATTACAGAACTAATGTCAGAGCTTGGGATTAATAGCCGCGCTACATTCTGGCGTAGACGTAAAAAAGGGGATATTCCTCCACCTGATCTTAATCATGGCCACCCTATTTGGATGCGTAAGACGTTAGCGCATTTGCTACCCACATTGACCACCAGTCCATGAGTTTAACTCTTTCATCAAGATACTCAGCACGATTATAGGCAGCGCGTACTAGATCTGTTTCCTTATGCGCTAATTGACGTTCGATGACGTCATGGTGAAATGGGGATTGCTCATTGAGTACGGTAGACGCTAAAGCTCTAAACCCATGTATCGTCATTAAACCGCGATAGCCTAAACGATATAATGCGAAAAGCAGAGTATTCTCACTAATAGGTGAATTGGGTCGCTTAGGTGAATTAAAAACAAAATCCCGATCGCCATTTAATGCGTCTAGCTCTTTTAATATTTTCAGTGCAGCATCAGATAGCGGCACAACGTGCGGTAAATTCATTTTCATACGATCAGCAGGAATTACCCAAAACCGATCATCTTTAATCTCATCCCAACGCATACCTCGTAGCTCGTTAGTTCTTACAAAAGTTAACGCAACAAGCATCAACCCCTGCTTTGTAATAGGCTCATCATAATTATTAATCAAACTAAATAACTTACCTGCATCAGCCAAATCAATGCAATTCATATGCTTGGTTTTAGGTGTATTAAGTACGCGACTTAAGCTATTGGCTGAGTGAGATTCTATATAGCCAACATCTACCGCATAATCAAATACCTGCCTAATATGCGTACCTACTCGATGCGCTGTTTCAATAATATTTAACTTTTGAATATCCTGGACAACCTTAACCAGATTAACTCGCTTAATTGTATCAATAGGCATTTTACCAATGCTCGGCGATACGAAAGTATCAAGCCTATAAACCACTTGCTGCTTATGCTTAGTATTGCGTAGCTTAGGTAGCTTATATAAATACCATTCATTTTTAACAATATCAAATGATGGCTTATTAATGCTGCCTTGCACTAATTCTAATTTAAATTTATTAAGCAGCAGCCGTGCATCAGCGATGCCAATTTGGGGATATTTACCAAATGTTTTAGTTTGATGCTTACCATTTAGTTTATATAAAAATCGCCAGCTCTTTGTACCGCTGGGGAGCACCTCAATAAATAAACCATGGGCATCACTTAATTTATAAGTTTTGGCTAAGGGCTTTGCGCCATCAATCTTTTTGTTAGTTAAATTAGGCATAAAATCCTATGCCTAATTTAATGCCTACTAAATCAATGAAACAAAACGAAACGATATAAAACATAATGAATCACCTTGAAACACATTAAGCCTTGTACTATAAGGCCTAATGAAACAAAATGAAACACTTTGAATTAATATGAAACTAGATGAAATATGTAATTGGAGGCGCGAACCGCACCGAGAATTACATATAAAACATTAAGTTAGTAATTTTATGCCTTATTTCATGACTATAAACAACCCACTTGTTCGCATGCTGAATCTATCCAGGCGCGAGCATTATTATAATCTATAGTTGTTATTTGGCAGGCTTGCTCAAGTTGTCGATAAGCGGTTGCGTCACGCTCTTGCCCACTTTCGGTAGGTCTTTGGGGATCGCCGGCAGTTTCTGGCAATCCAAGGCGATTACGCTCGGCTTCGAGGCGCAGGCGCTCAGTAAAATTATACTTAGTAGTATTAATGCGATTTTCATATAATCCCTTTATTTCTTCAATTGATTTATTACGATCTAGGTTTAATCGCTTCATCTCTTCTTGCGATTTTATTTGTGCTGCAACCACTCTATTTTGAGCCTTAATAGTAGAGATTTCATTTTCATGCTGTTTTTTAGCGGTGACTTTACTAATTTCATCTTTAAATGCGGCTAATTCTCTTACAGTGCGTTCATAGGCGTTTTTATAGTAAAAGACAGCAGATAGTATTAAGGCGATTAAAATAATGCGCCAATGGTTAATAAAAAAGTCAGTAAATTTACTTAGTAGCGTTTTTAAGAGCAATAGCGTCATTTTTTTCAATCTCAAATTGTTTAAGTAGCTCAAGGGTGTGAATTGCTTTATCTAAATCAGCAATACCGCCCTTATCTCGAAAGCGGGTAATATATTTAATAGCGGTATGCTGACATGCGTCTAAGTTATTTAGCATTGAGTAGCGCATAGGCTGAATAGCTAGCTTTGCATAATGATCGCCGCCGACTTGTTTATTTTCTGCCGTCATACTGTAAATACCGCCTTATTTATTTCTGTTATTTTAAATTTACCGCTAATCTTTGCCCGTATTTGCTGAATAGGTAGCAAGCGCCTACCAATTTCACCATATGATTTAGAGCGCAATATCACGGTAATTGATTTGCGGTTGCGGTAGCCAGAATCATGCGCCCAGCGATCAAGTGCAGCTAAGTGGTTAAATGATTCAATGAATATGCTGGGGTGCTCTTTCATTACCATGCCATGATGAACATGGCCCACATCAATATAATGATATTCTGTCTCTCCAAAATCTCTTTTAAAGTCACTTGTCATTACATCTGCCAGGCGTGCTGGTTTACATTTATCGCTGTGATGTGTCATGACTAATGTCTTGCCCATACGATAGGCAATAAATACGCTATCATTATTAAGTACATGTACACGGCCAGTGTGGCCATAGCATACCCGTAGTAGTTCTGCCATCCATACATCATTAGTACGTGAGTGATTGCCTTGATTAACAATCACATCAATATGCTGAGCCTTAGTGAGCGCTTTCTCAACAATAAAACGCATAACTCGTGAGTAAACGACAATCATTTTAGGAAACCGTGTATCTAAATCTAGTGCATGACCACTGGCTTCAGTTGTTCCGGCAAAGTTTTCATAATGGGTGAAATCACCCAAATCGTTTAAAACGATGCGCTCACAATTAGGCAGTTCATCAATGAGCATACTAATAGCAGTGCATATCTCAAGCTCAGCAATTTTTAAATCAAAATTCTCACCAATCTCATCCGCATGGGCCAGCATCCCTAAATGCGCATCCCCAATCTGCACCCATGGGATAATGTCAGTTTGATAGTCTAATGGCTCTGGCGGCACATCTATCTTAGGCATATCCTGAATAAATGCGTCAACCGTTGATTTGATTAGCTCAATATAGGCCTCATTATTAAGCGCACTTTTTACCCATTGGCCAGATGGTTTACCTTCTTTATTATAATAAGTAGATACGCCCCTTAATGAAAACGGGGGGGGCACAATGCGCGTCATATCATGACTAGGAGAATACCCTTGTAAGGCAGCCCGCTGTGTAGCAAGTTTAATGCAGCGCTCTATACTTTGTCGGCTAACGCCCAATTGAGCAGCCGCTTTTTTTACAGTACCTAGCTGGTTAACTGCATCAATATATTCACATTGCGTAGGGGTTGCCCACTGTTTTAATGCTTCATCAATGCTGGCATTTTTCATATAACCTCTAGCGTAATATCTTGCTTATCGGCAATAGCATCATTCATTGTTTTAAATAATGCAGCGAATGTTTCTTTCGAAGCGGTGATAAAATCATTTTTATATGGCTTGCCTACTAACAGACATCCCTCAGTATTAGCTGAGGTATTGCCGGAATGAATACGCACACCGGTATAGTTAGGTACATTGAGTAATAATGGCATAAGGCGATTAAATCTAGCGCTCATATTAATAATTACTTTATATTGACCACATGGGATCGCTGTCTCGCCATCAATTTTTATGTCGCGTTCTTGATCCTCCATAGTGTCGCAAAAGTAGACGCCATCAATATGTAGCTGACCATGGGTGTACCCTTTAGTACCATGCGTGCGTATAACGGTAATCTTCATGGTAATTCAGTACCTTTTTTAAAGCCAAGTGCAGCCCCACCACCGGCCAATACCAACCCAGCGCCAGTACCATAGGCTACTGCATCCCATGATTGCCCTTTATAGAGGGCGTATATTGCGCAGCCGAGAAAGGTTAAAACAGATAATGCCCATAGTACGCGGCCTATATCCCAGGTTTCACCGTTGTGCGTAGTAAAGCAGTCTTTAATAAACTTATTCATCGATCAGCCTTACTGTCTAGCTTTTCATAAATGCGGTTCATTAAGTTTTCTAGTTTATCTAGCCTAGTTTCAAGTTCCTCTTTCCTCACGTAGTGCGTGGGGAGGGCAATTTCAACTGCCGTTAAGTCTTTCTTTAAATCTTGTACGGCCGACCATAGTTGCCTAGCGAACCATCCTAGAACAGAAAGAGTTGCGCCTACTGCTAGATTTACAAAGTATTGAAATTCCATCCCAATTCCTATCATATATTAGCCACAGTGCAAAGCGCACTGAACAACATGGGCTGAGTTAATAACATCATTTTGTTTTACGTACCCCAATTACACGCCCTGCAAACATTTTTCTAGGTTGCCCATCGTGTGACTTCCAGCCAAAGTTATAATCGTTATAAAAACCGAATATAGCTCTAGTCTTACCTTTAATTTGAAAGCCCTCATTCTGTGCTACGCTAAACAACTTTAAGTGCCACCCATAAGCAGTATTACGAGATAGCCACCATACTCTGCACAAGTATCTAAGTAGCCATGAGTTGTCGTAGTCATCCTGTGTCTTGTTGGTGAATAAATCATAATCGCCATACCACCCATGGTCTACCTCATGGTCAAACGTCTGCCATAAATAAAAGAATGGAATTAAATTATCTCTACCAGAAGTCCTGACGGTAAACAGGCAGGCAATAGGGTTGGTTAGCCAGCATAGCCATGTGACTAACATTGCAGGGATAAAGTAGACAATGTAAAGTAGGTATTTCATAACGACCCTGCCAGAATGAATAACCCGTCAATCTCACTGTCTGTCATGTTTAGCAATGGGATAAGTGATAGCACAAGCGCACTATCACGGCGTACTTCTTGTGCGTATTCCCATTCAATGCGCGCAGCGTCACCTTCTGCACCCGGCATACTGGCAATTGTTGTATTGATTGTTGATAACACGCCAGCCTGAAACAAGGCCAAGCGAGCTGATCGCATAGAGACTGATTGCGGAACTGCTACCGGATCAGCCACATATACTGGAACGTCAGGCGGTGTTAGGTCTGTAAAATCAGCCACGGTGAAACCGTACTTCTCAATGGTTGTGGTATCTGTTATTAATACCCATTGCTGTGCAGTATCGTCTTTCTCAAGGCGATAGATAGAGCCTTTTAGTACATTGATAAAAGCATCATGCTCAGGTGTTCCGGCAATAGCATCTAAATCTGATCGTGTATTAATTAAGCGCATAGCGGCTCTCCAAATGGTTAAGTAAATTGTGTGAATCAGCCCAACTTGCGTGGCCTTTCCATGAAGCGATAAATCGGGTTAATCGGTCTTGCTCATTGTGAGCAGAGTAATTTGCAATCTTGCGTTTAGCGCGCGTGACGGATGATTTTCTGAGCAGTTTGTGTGTAGGCCATATGCGATAACCTAAAAAGTTAATGCCTTTGTTTACTGGCGATACTTGCCACTTACTGATCGTGAGTTTCAGTACGCTTGCGCTAAACTCAGTCAGTGCGGCCTTTGTTTCTTTCAGTAGGCCAGCGTCTTTAGAAACCACGACAATATCATCCATGTATCTAGCCCATGCACGGTGGCCTAGGTTAAAGTGCAAGAACCTATCCGCAGCGTTACCGTATAGGTTTGCAAATATCTGACTGGTTAAGCTACCAATAGGCAGACCAAAGCCAGTAGCAGGCACCATTGAGCGGATTAGATTCATTGTTCTATCGCACACGATTTTATTTTCAATCATGCCGTGCAGTACGCTCAGGTCGATAGATGGAAAGAACTTGGCATAATCTGTTTTTAAGAAGTGAGTAGCCTCTGTCTTGCGTAGTTGGCTTTGCACAAAGCACACGCCTGCATGCGTACCTAGTCCAGTACGGCAAGCAAAGGTATTGGGCATTAGTGCATTATCAAATATGTCACCTACCACATTCACTAGCGCATGCTGCACTAAGCGGTCTTTAAAATCTAAAGCTGAGATAAGCCTAGCTTTAGGCTCATATACAATAAATTGACGATACTCGCCTTGCTGCCATGCACCAGCGAGAATAGCCTCACGAATGCGTAGCAAGTTCACTTCGTCATACTCTCTAAATTCTAAGTAGCCGAATGACTTTGTTTTGTTTAAGGCGGTTTTTCGGTACGCTTCGCGCAGGTTCTCAATGCTGGCGATGCGCTCGATTAAGTTGTTATAGCGTTTACCCATGATATGCCAGCCGCGCCTTTCTCCCCATAGGGATACTCGGCGGTGTGCTGAACCTCTTAGTGTATTCGCCAAAGCAGGACAACATGGCTGACCACATTATTTTACTAGGCCTGCTTGCCACCCCGTAGATATGGCAAAGCGTATTACTAACCTCTTTTATTACATCGTCACAGACGCCGCGCGCACCGATGTTCACGTTCGAGTTCGTCGGCGAGTTGTTCCAGTTCGAAGCGCGAGAACCGGAGTTCGCAGCCTCATTCCAGTTGCCCCCGAGAAGCACGGCGTTATTGCCCATGTTGCCCTTTCCGCTTCACTCGTTTAATCCAACCACCTACCATGGCACCCACCTCCGCAAGCAAAGTTAAAGCTACTTGGTACTGGTGAATGGTCATGCCCCGGAGTTTGTTTCCTGAGATAAAGCGAAACCAAAACCGCAGATTAGCTAACCCTGCATCTGCGGCATAAACTTTTGAGATTTGATTAGACTTACCTGCTTGGTCAAAAAGCTCTACCTGCCCTAGTAATGCACGAATGAACATATCACGCGCAACACCGTGTTTACGCGCCATATTTTGCGCGATAGGGTAGCAATAGTTAATGACAGTCTCGTACTTTTGCACGATAGCCATTTGTTCGTAGCTCACTTCTTGGTCAACAACTAAGTCCATATCTCACTTTCTATTAGATTAATGTCGGGGCTTTCGCCCCTCCTATACAAGGGTCAGGTGGTCACAGACGCCGCGCGCACCGAAGTTCACGTTCGAGGACGTCGGCGAGTAGAGCCAGACCGAAGCGCGAGAACCGGAGCTCGCAGCCCCATTCCAGATGCC